TCTATCATCAATAGCATTTTTAGCGCAAGTCCTTGTATTTGCTAGGCGTGCTTGGCATTTTTGCTATTTTGTACCCGGTTTTATACCCGGTTTTTATTTTGCTGCCAGCTGCGCCGTTATCTTCAGACCTACTATACCCGATCATTCCCGACGCTGGGAGGTGACCTCTCCGGTAGGCGTCACGTCATAATCCAGCCGCTCGTCGGATGCCGCTTGCCGGCGACGCGCCCCCGGTTGTAGTTTGAAATTGTACAAATTCAAATTGCAGACCATCATGGAACCCAACCGCACCCCCTACACCCTAGACCTACTGAGCGACGAGCTCGACATGGTGATCCGCGCGCTCAAATCTGGGCAGCCGACCCTGTGGGAAGCCAAGCAAATGACCCAGCGATACCGGGAGGTTTTCATCGACCAGACTCGCGATCTGCTGCCGGCCCATGAGGGCTGTGAGCAAACCGTCGCCGGCCGGCTGCTGGTCGTTCAGGAGCTGGAGCTGGCGCTCGACCGATTCCGCGAGATTGGCGTGTCGCCGAAAACCCGACTGCGCGATGTCCCGTGCCTGGACACCGCGCTGCGCTACTCGCTAGACGAGGCCGCCGCCGGCCGACCGGGCGGCGTGTCGTTCAGGTGATCATGGCGCCGCGGCCGGCCTGTCCGACCGGATCACGGCCTGGCAGGCGCTGAGCTGCCGGACGACGTCATCTGCCTCGGCGGCGAGCCGGAGAGCATCGTCTCCATGCGCTGCAGAAAAGTCGGCTGGCGCGGCACCATCACGCTGGCCGGCGCCGGCGGCAATTGCGGGCAGATCGCCGCGCCCGGCGGCGGGTTGCTGCTGGCGCAGCCGGAGAGCAGCAGCATGGCGAGCCAGAGCGGCTTGCAGTTCGAGTTGTCCATTTTCCAGATCCTTTTCGTAGGCGGCCGCCGTGGCCGCATCATCTACTGCCGCCTGGTGCTCGCGCGCCCGGGCCGCCTGGGTGGCCGCTGCCTGCTGCTGGGCCTGGCTGGCGCGCGCCACCGCGGCGTCGCGCTGGGCGATCACGGCCCGCATTTCCCAGCCCAGCGCCAGCAGGGCGACGATCACCACCAGCAGCAGCGCCTCGCGCCAGTATTTCAGCAGCGCCAGCATCAGCATGCCTCCTGGAACAGCGCCTGTTCGGCCTGGCGGCGGCGTGTCAGTCCGGGCAACTGCTGGCCGCCGGCGCGATCCCAGCGCAGGAACTGGCCGGCCGCGCCGGCGTAGTCTCCCAGGTTCAACAGCCGCAGCAGGGTGGAGGACTGCAGCGAGCCCAGGCCCAGGTTGTAGGTAAAGCTGACCAGCGCCGAGAACTGATTGCCGTTCAGCGGCACGCTCACCAGCCGGCCGACGCCGGCCTCGAATCGTGCCAGGTCAGCCGCCAGCAGCTGGGTGGCCTGCGCCTGGGTGATGGTCAGCCCGGCGCGCACGTCCGGCCCGGTGTGGCCGTAGCCGATGGTCCAGACGCCGACGACGTCTTGGTAGGCCTGCAGGCGCAGGCCTTCGAACTGCTGGATCAGGGCGATGCCTTCTGCGTTGGTTTTCATTGCGGTTTTGCTCCCATTTTTTTGCCCACCCCCAGGCCGGCGATCAGCGCGCCAGCGCCGATGCCATAGCCCTGCAGGTCGAACGGTTTGCCCTGGATGGTGCAGTACACCTGCAACCCAAGGCCGATAGCGGTGGCGACGCCACCCCAGATGTAGGCGGGCTCAAGCTGGCCGTCATCGTCGGTCAGCATCTCGGTCAATCTGCTCATGCGCGGTCCTTATGCGGCTTTGAGGTCGTGGGGGAATGCCGGCGGTGCGGGCATTTCGTCGGGGGTGAAGACGAAGCCCTTCACGCGCGGGAAGGCCTGGAAAATCCACTCCGGCAGGCTCATTTCGTGGATGCCGTGGTCGCGGTGGCGGTGGAATTTGCTGTGCAGCACCAGCATGTTGGCCATCGAGTCGACGAACAGCTCCGGCCGCGCCGGGTCGAAGGCGCGCCAGTCGAAGCCCTTGGCCTCGGCCAGCTTGCACAGCGCCCACAGCAGCGAATGCTCAGCCGAGAAAAACTGGCCGGGGATCGGCTGATCGGTCAGCAGGTCCAGCACCGGCAGTTGGGTGATCTCGCCCAGCGCCACGCCGCGCACGGTGCGCCAGTCGACGGCGCCGCTGAATGCCCACTCGCAGAGCAGGTGGTGGTACTCGGTGCCCTCGGTGTGGCCGCTGATGGCGCACGGCAGCCGGGCGGCGTGGCCGGCCGCCTTGGTGTGGCGGAAGGTGGCCGACTCGGTGCGCGGCGGATGGTCCGGATAGAACACGTCCTCGGCCAGGGTGTCGTGGTGGGCGTGTTCGTTGGCCGGCGCGCCGGCGACGGCCAGGTGTTGCTTCTCGGTCATGTGGATTGTCTCCAGAAACGAAAACACCCGCCGGGTGGCGGGTGTCAGTGGGGTGGGTTTCTTGCTGTTATCGGCCGGCGTTCATTCGGCTCATGCTGGCGCGCATGTCCTCCCGCAGGGCCGCGATGGCTTGGTGGATGTCCTGCTTCATGTCGTCGACCATGTCGCGCAGGTCCACGCGCCGGCAGTATTCGTCGGCCACGCGGACTCGTAGGTCCTCATGGTCGGCGCGCAGCCGCTCATGCCGGTTATGCAGGCTGATCAGCCACCAGCCCAGGGCGGCGGAGAACAGCGACAGCACGCCGGTCAGCGCCGTCAGCATCAATTCGGCCTGGCTCATTCAATCCCCTTTGGCAAAAAAATTCCCGCGCGCGGCGGGTTGTTGGTTTGGTACTGCTGGTGGTGGATCAGCTCCAGGTGATGGCCTGCACCGCGGCGACGGTGGTAGCGGCTTGGACTTTGATCATCAGGTTGGCGTATTTCTGCTGCAGCGCGCCGCGCGCCGCCACCCAGTCGGCGTTGACCTGGGCGAGTTGGGCCGCGGTGTGCTGCTGCAGCGACCACGCGCCGTTGGCGGCGCACCAGATGCCGGACGTCCAGCCGGCTGGCGCCGTCGGCGCGGCGGCGACGTCACTGGCCAGATTCGCCTGGTCGGTCGGCTGGCTGGGGTACTGGTGCGGCGCGCCGAGGGCCGAGGAGGTGAAGCCGGCTGTGATCGCCGCCTGGCAGTCGGCTTGCAGCAGCATCTGCTGGGCCGCCTGCACCTGGGCCAGCGTCGGCGCCGGCGGCGCGGTCAGCACCGGGTTGCCGCCGCTGTCACTGGTGATGATCTGTCCGGCGGCCTGCCCGGCCAATAGTGCCTCGTGCTGCGCGTCGGTGATTTGGACCGCATCCGATGGCATGGCCGCGCCATGGATTTCCGGGTCGTAGAACCCGCCGGTGGATTTGGCGTAATAGATCATGGATTAGTTCCCGATGGCGAACCAGGACACGGCATTCCCGGATGCTGAGCTGTTTCGTAGGTAGAAAGACGTTTTGGGGCTGGCGGTATTGATGGACCAACTACCGTAAATGGCGACTGAGGATCCGAGGTTATACGCCTCCCCGAGCAGCACCTGACCCAGTTGATTCGGAAAGGCGACGGGGAGCGTTACCAGCGTGTCAGATGCAGATGCCACGCTCGCCGCCCCCCACTGAAAAATCACGCCGCTCGGTAGTTTCTGATATGGATTCGATCCAATGCTGGCCGCGCCGAAACCGCCGGTAACCACAATACTGATCCCGTCGAAAACACACCTGACAGATTGACCGGATTGCAGTGTGATTGATCCAACGATCGCACCGTTATAGAAAAAAGATGCTCCATTGCCGGAAATGGTAACCGGGCCATTGCCGGTATTGATGTATTCCATGGCGGCTCCAGCCGGCACGCCATTGAAACTTGGCGTGTTCAGCGTGAAGCTGCCACTCAACTCTACCAATTTGCCGATGTCGGACAGCGGCTGCGTGGCCGCCGCCTGGTAGAGGACCGCGCCCGCGTTGCTGCCGATGCGCGAGGCCTGCGCCAGCGGCGCGACAGCGTTCGCCAGTGCGGTGTTGGTGGCGTATTGGCCGATGTTCAGGCCAGCGATGGCGCTCGCCAGCGCCGCGCCGGTTGCGTACTGCGGCATGTTCAGCGCAGCGATGGCTGCGGTCACGGCGTTGGCGATTGCCGTCTGCGTCCATGCCGTGTTGGGGATGAGGGCGGTGCTGTCACCGGCCGGCGGCGATTTCGTGTAGCAGGACGACAGCACGATGTAGTTCCGGCTGTCGCTGCAAACCCACGCGCCGTAACCGGGAGGGATGCTGAACGTCGCGCCATTCGCTGGGACGCCAGGGCCAAAGAAGCCGCCGGCAGCCGTTGCCAGCGTAAGCTGGCTGGACGCCGAGCCGTTCCAGACATAGGTCAGCACCGGGGTGTTCTGGGTTGGGTCTGGCAGGGTGATCGTTGATGCGGCATTCCCGTTGAACTCGATCATCCCGTGCGAAGCCAGCGTGACGGGCTGCGACTGCTGAATGAACTGGATGTTCGCCGCCAGCGGGGAATATCGGCCATCGCCGCCATGCTGGGAAATCGCGGCAATGGCAGCCTGCAGGTTCGCCTGCAGAGTGGCCGTGGTGCCGTCATCGATGGCCGGCTGGCCGGTGTTTGCCACGATCAGCTGGGCAAGGACGGCCGCCATGATGCTGGACTGTCGCCAGACCTTGTTCAGCTGGATGGCAGGGGCAACGCCGGCGGTGAATCCGTTGGCGATCAGCGAGGGCATTCCGGCGTATTGGGCCTGCGTCAGCACGCTGGCGCCCTGGCCGCATGCGAAGGGGAAGAAGTCGTTTTCGACGGTGGTGGTCATTCACACTCCATACGGACGTAAAAAAACCGCCCGGAGGCGGCTTGATGATGAGGAAGAGGGCGCTACGATGCGACGCCGAATGAGCCGGAGTCGAAGCCAGCGATGTACTGGTTCTGCACGTCGAACCCGAACAGCGGCGTGCCGCTGGTCGACGCGAATGCGTAGTTCACATGCACGGTCGCTGGCTTCAACGGGACATATCCCCCGGTCAGCAGCGCCTTGAACACCGCCGATGGTGCCGTGCCGGCCACGCCTATGGTGATGGTCATGTCGCCGTTGTCCTGGATGAACACGTTCGAGCCGGTGCCGTTGAAAATGCTGTTGAGGATCGCCGCGGACGAGCCCAGGGTTCCGTCCCAACTGTTGGCGCCGATCTTGGCCCGGATGAGCAGCCGGTAGGTGTCGTCGTCCAGGCTGATCAGGCCGGTGTCAGGGTCGTACGGCCCTTTCCATGAGCCCTGGTCGAAGCCCAGCCCTGGCGTGTCCAGCGAGAAATAGACCTGTTGCAGCGGCGTGCTGATCTGCCGGCTGATGCCGACCCACGCACCGACTGCATCCAGTTGCGCGCCAATGGCATGATCCAGGTCGTAGTGCGCCGGGATGGACTCCAGCACGTTTTGCACGTCGACAAGGGGCTGGCACACGGCGGCAACCATGGCCATGAACCGCGGTGCGCTGGCGTGCTGGGAGGTAATCAGGCCGGTGTATTTGCTGACGTCTACCATGTCAGTTCACCACCAGCGACACGTTTGCAGCAGTGCATGTCGCCTGTTCGTTGAATGCGATCGGGACATCCGGCGCGCCGGCGCCGCTCGCGCGCGACAGCGTCACCGACAGGATCTTGTAGGTGTTCCCATAGCCGGTGCTCTTCGCCGCAGCCAAGGCTGCATCCCACTCTACCGAGCTGCTAGGGCCTCCGCCGGTGCCAAGGCCAGCGATGTAGGTGAGGATGCCGGCGACGATGGCATTGCCGGCGGCCGAGGTGTACCCGGCTAAGGCTTTGATCGAAACAGCCGCGGTGATCGGCACGAACGAGGGCCGAGAGAAACTGATCTGGTGCGGGATGCCGTACACGTCGTTCACGGTCACCGTTGTGGTGCCGAAAGTGCCGCCGCCTGGCGTTTTCTTAGCCGCGATTGCATTGGCGATGGCCGTGGCGTCGCCGCCGGTTACCACCAGGGCGATTTTGTTCCCCGGAATTCCGTTGACGTCCGGCGTGCCGGTGTCGTTCTCATACGCCCGAACTTGGGTGACGCCTAGCACGGCGGACACGGCACCTATGATGCCGGCCAGCACCGTCAACGACGGCAGTGCGGTAGAGCTGGCTTGCCGCGCGCGTAGCGCGACATCGGGCTCGACGACATTGCCTGGCGTCGCGGCAGACGCGTTCGTGACGGACTGCCAGCCCTGCGTCGGCGTGCGGATCTTGTTGACGGCACCGGGTTGCGCCAGCACTGCGCCAGGGGTCGCGCAGGTTGCGGTGACGGTGATGGTGCCGGCAGGCGGGATTATCACCGTGGCGGGCAGTTGCCACTGGTTCGTGCCATCTCCGGCGATGCCGTTATTAATGGGGGTGCCGGCCACGCCAACAATCTGGAGGTCGACGGTCGAGTTAGACGGCACCAGGCGCCGAAGGCCGTTGATTTTGACCATACGAGACAGGCCTTCACCCTGAGCCGTAGCGGGAGAGAACGAGTTGAAAACCGAGATGCACGCGGCGTTGCTGTCGTTGATGACGCTGGCGATGGCGGCCAGGAACTGGCCATCCTGAGAGTCGTTGCCCAGGTAGGCGTCGCTGCCATAGATGCCCTGGTAGATGGATTGCAGGCCGGTCAGGATGTCGCCGAAGGCTGGGGCGCTGATGCCGGCCGGGCCGATGGTGGGCGAGAGTGATCCTGCCATCACATGGTCTCCTGGATGTTGATGACGCCGTAGATGGTGCTGATCGTGGCGGAGATGGCCAGCTCCCGACTGTTGCCGGCGAATTGGCTGCCGTAGGCCGTAATCTCGGTTACGCCAGGGGTGGCCAGGATGCGCGCGCGCAAAGCGGCATCGATGGCGGTTTTCCCTGCCTGGCCGAGGGCATCCTGCAACCACGGCGTGCCATCGGAGGTATCAAGGAACCATTCCGCCCGCCACAGCCGCAGGCGAGTCACAACCGCCTGAGCCACTGCTGCCACCTCGTTGGCATAGAAGTCGGCGCCGGAGCCAATGACGTAGTCGCCGTTGGCATCGAGTTTTCGGTATCTCATCAATTCACCCCACCGGAGTTGTCGCCACCACGCTGCACGCCGCCATGGGTGTGGCTGTCGTCAATCCGCTTGCCGTTGGCGAATACCTGGCCGACGAACTGGAAGGTGCCGGTGATCACCGCGGCCGCGCCAGCAGCCGCACTGCCTACCATTCCGGCCATGAAGGTCAGCAGCCCCTTGATGGTGACGGCACCGCTGAACAGGCTGATGGGGGCGTCGACCTCGAAGCCGCCGGGAGCCACGATTTTGACCGTCTGAGCCTTTGGGTTCAGGTCGATGAATGTGCTGCCGTCGGCGCTGCGCAGCTGCACGCTGTTCAGGCTGATGCCGCTGATTTTCTGCGCCTGGCTGTATGGTCCAGGCAGAGCGAATCCGTCGGACAGGTCATGCATCCGCATTTCCATCGGGATCTGAACGCCGCCAGACTGCCACCACGCGTCGATGCAGCGGCTGGAGAACACCACCAGGCACTCGTCGCCGCCGGTGAGGGGGAACGTAAGTACTCCGCCGCCGCCGCGCGGGAACACGACCGGCACATCCAGCAACAGTGGCAGATTGACGGCCTGGTAGTTTCCGCCAGGCTGCTGGACGATGCCCTGTATGGCCGGCTGAACCGTGGCGGTGATCGCATCGGAGTCGAACGACTGGATGATGCCGGGCAGAGCGGTCCACAGTCCCGCCTGCGCGCCGTCAATGGCCAGCGCAATTGCCTGCTGCTGGTCGCCGATCTGTTCTCTGACGTCATCCATAGTTCGGTGTCACCGCGTTGATCGCCGCGCCCTGCACGGGCTGGGTGGAGTTGATGCCGATGTTGATCGTGTCCGTGTACCACATCTGCCCGCGGGTATCGCCCATGTGCTGGACGCTGGCCACCTTGTACCTGCCATCGGCATCCAGCGCGTTCTGGCCGATGAAGAAGTTCTGCGCGTCGGCGCCGTATGCCACATTGAGGTTCGGCACCTGGATGCTCGCGTTGTCCAGCTGAATAGGCTGGCCGGCCCGCTTGATCATTGGATTCAGCAGGCAGCGGACATTGACGCCGGCCGGCGTGAGGTCAGGCATGCCGATCATGCCGGTCTGGGCATTGATGACCACGGCCTCATCATTCGTTGTCCCGCGCACGGGGGTGCAGTTGAATTCGTTGTTCGCGTAGCCCCATGACAGGCCATGGCTGTCGGCAAAGCGCCCCATGAAATCCCGCGTCATGCCGTACATGACACGACCGCGCGGCATCTGGTATGCCGGTAGCGGAGGGGTGTAACCCGGCGTGACGCCATACTGGGCCCACGACGTGCCGATGGCTGCATGCATGTCCGCCGGCTGCCAGCCAGCAGCCAGCGACGTGTTCATCACCGCGCTGCAGTGGGCGAGGTCTGCGCACTGGGCCAGGATCTCGACGTAGGTGTCGGTCTGGTTTTCTCGGCCGCGGCGGACCTTTCTCAGCTGGCCCTTGAATATCGTGTCGCAGTTGTCCTGGTAGCCGGCCTGCAGGATGACGTTCAGCGGTGCGACGCCATTTGCCAGCGTGCCGTCCGGGTTGTAGGTCGGGGTCAGCGCGGCGAGCTGGCTGGCCGTGGCTGCGCTGGGGTTGTAGATCCTGATTTCGGCGCTGCCCGGCATGCCCGTCAGCGCCTGCTTGGTGAAAAATCGGATGCGAAATTCCGACAGATCCAGGGCGTTGCCGCTGGCATCGAGCTGGACCAGCAACTTGATGGCGCGTATCCATTGCTGGCTCATGGCGAGGTCACGTAGTAAAGCCAGGTGCTGACGCCCAAGCTGTTGAAGGTCGGCCGCGCCAGCGGCGCGCCGTCGGTAGCCACGTATAGGCCGCCTCCGATGCCCAGGTGCTCGTACTGGGCCAGCAGGTCGACGCCGGGCACCAGCGGCAGACTGCCGACGAGGGCATTGCCGGCGGCGTCGTTGATGTCGAGGAACCACCCGCCGCCATGGGCATCGCGCCAGACCAGGACGAACTGGTAGGTGTTGGCGCCCAGCTGCACGCGGAACCGATGCGGCCCGGCGCTGAGCGGGATCTTGTACTCGGCCATTTCATCCACCCGTCAGGGAACTGAGAATGCTCTGCTTCTGAGGCTGCGGAACCTTGGTTCCGGCCTCTTGGATTGGCGCCGTCTGCTGTGGCTGAGCCTGATCGCTGGCCGCCAAAGTCGTGGTCTGCGTGCTGACGATGATGATTTCGCGGAACACGATGGTGACCATCAGCACATTTTCGGTCTCGACATCCGTCGTGACGTTGAGCTGTTTGATCAGCATGTTCTGGTACTGGCGCTTGCCGGTGGACAGGTCGAACGGCACCCGGCTGGCCTGCAGCTGCAGCAGCTGGTTGTACATCTGTTGCAGGCTGGTCACGCCGGAGAACAGACCGCCGCTGAATGTGCTGTTCAGGAGCGCCATCTGCTGGGACCAGCCCACTTTCACCGTCACCTCGGCCGGGTTTTTGTAGGCGTGGTCGGAGATGGCCGCGCCCATTTCGACCGGCTGGTCGGTGATGGTCAGCGAGTCGGTGTGCTGCTCCTCGATGGTCACGTCCGGTATGATCCCGGCGAATTGCCGGCTAGAGGTGAACAGCAGCGTTTCGATGGTGCCGGATAGAGCCATGGCGGAGTCCAAGCGAAGACCCCGCCGAAGCGGGGTCGATTAGCGCGCCGCTGGGCGCAGGTTTCGGATGAGCAGGGCGTTGACGTCGTTCTGCGCGCCGGCGACTGCCTGGGCGGTTTCCTGCGGCTGCGTGACGCCGTTGATGGTCACGTTGGTGGTCTGGTTGAGGGTTGGCGCCGCCGGCAGGTTTTTGTTCGCCGCGGCGGCCACCATCTCGCGGCTGTACGGGTTGTAACCGTTCTCGACCTTGATAATGGCGTCCATCATGGTCCGCACCACCGTCGGGTCGCTCATGTTCAGCGAATCGGTCTTCGTCACGCCCAACGCTTTTGATACCTTGGCGATGTAGGCCTTGGTGTTGTTTTCTTCCTTGGGGGCAAACTTCTCAATCATCTGACTGACCGACTTCAGACCTTTGGCAGAGTAGAGCTGCAGCTGCCGAGACAACGCATTTAAGCCTGTCTGTGCGTCAGGGAACGCCGCGAACCGGCCCTTGGTGCCATCTGGGCGTGTCTCCCGGGTGGCCTGAGCCTGGTGGGCGAAATTCAGGTTGCCCGGGTTGTTGTTCCGGATGCCGCGGGGCAGCTGCTGGCCACCGGCGGCGGCTGCCGCTGGCGCAGATTGCGCCTGCTGAGGGGCGGCCGGCTTCTTGGCAGGCTGGCCCGCTGGAGGCTTACCCCCCTGATATGGCTGCATGCCCAGCATTTCGCGAGTGGACTCGCCGATGTGGTTGAATGCCGTCCTGGCGTTCTCCAGGATATTCGAGCCGTGCGTGCTGGCGCCGTCGGTGTCGCCGCGGAGCAGGGCGGCAAGGCCGTGCGCGAGCTCGCCGATATTCCGGATGACGCCGCGCAGCGTTTCGCCAAACACCTCCCCGATCCATTTGCCGACTGGCTTCAGGTACTTTTCGAGAGCCTGGCCCAGGTCTTTGAACGCGCCCCCCAGATCGCCGAACGCATCGCGCAGGTCACCAATGCCGCCGATGGCGTTCTCGATGTCGCCAGACCAAGACGACCAGTCGATCAGGCTCTGCCCGCCATCCTTCCAGGTCTGATAGTCATCCCACAGCAGCGCGACGGCGGCGGCCAGCGCCAGCACCCAGGCGATGGGGCTGGCCAGCATGGCCAAGTTCAGCCCGCTCCAGGCCAGCGTCAGCGCCTTGATGGCGAGGCCAGCCGTGGCGCCGAATGCCACCCAGCCGGCGGCGAACGTGCCCAGCAGGCGGATTGCGCCCTTTGCCTCAGGCGACAGACTGCGGAACCACTTCACCGCGCCGATGATCATGTCCTCCACGGCGCCGAGCGCCGGGTGGATCACATGCATCAGCTCGCCACCGACCTTGAACAGGACCAGCTGCATGATGCTGTACAGCTCGCGCATGTCCTGCATGAAATCGCGCGCGCCCACCGCGGCGGTGTCCTGGTCGATGCCGATCTCGCGCGAGATCTGCCGGTAGCGCTGCATCTGGCTGACGAGCGAGCCGTCGCGCATCGCCATCAGGGTTTTCTCGTCGATGCCGAGAGCGTTGGCGTAGCTGTTCGCCTGGTAGTAGGGCATCGCCTTCAGCCGGGCGCCCAGGTCCTGGACGATGTCGACAGTGTCACGAAGCTGGCCATTGGCCTGCTTCGTTTGGACGCCCAGGCCCTCCAGCATCCCGTAGTAGCCGGGCGAGTTGCGCAGGTTGCGCGCCAGCGACTCCAGCGAACCGCGTGCGCCGTCGGCGGTGCCACCCAACTGGCTGACGGCAAATTCGAATGCCTTGATGTTGTCGCTGCTGGCCTTGGTGCGCTCGGTGACGTAGTACAAGTCCTCCAGGCTGCTGGCGATCTTGGTGATGCCGGCCATCGCCAGCGTGGCGGTGGCGGTCATGGCCACGCCGAAATCCTTGATGCGGTCGGTGGCAGCCTTCACGGATTCCTTGAACTTGGTCTCGCTGGTGGTGTCGACCTTGAATCCCAGAGAGACCAGAAATTCCTTGAGGATGCTGGAATCAGCCATGCGGGTTCCTTCGTTCTTGGTATTCGCGTAGCCGCTGCTCGTTGTCCGCCCTCACGTCGAGCGCATCATTCATCAGCGCGATGTCGGCGAGGTCCAGCGCGCCGTTTTTCAGGCTCTCGTAGTGGCACATTCCTTCGAGGACCGGTCGCAGCAGCCAGTCCTCGCCGCCCGGCAGCCGGGACCATCTCAGACCGGATTCGCCGGCGGGCTGGCAGTCTGCTTCGTAACCAGCCCGGCCATAAAACCCCCGAGATTGTCGCGCAGCACGCGAACCACCAGCGGCAGGATGGTGTCCAGCTCCATGTCGTCGAACATGCAGACGCCGTTCAGCCAGACGCTGGACCATTGATCACCCTGGCGCCGGCGAACGGCAGACATGCAGGTGGCGATCACGAACTCGGCATGGTCGTCCGGCATCTCCGCCAGCGCGCGCGCAAGCGGCTCGGCGGCGGCGGCCACGCCGGCGGTATCGTTGCTCAGCAGGTTGTCGAGGCCGCCCTTTGCTGCCAGCGAAAACAAGGGGATCAGCGCCGGGATCACCGGCGCCAGCCGGCGCGACAGGTGAAACTGCTTCATCGCGTCCAGCTTGCCGGCGCGGTATTCCGCGCCGTTCAGTTCAAACTCGATCATGGTCGTCCTTATTGCGAGTAGGTGCCGAGGATGCTGTCGATCTTGATGGCGTCGAAGTGCCATTCGACGATGTCGGCCTCTTCAGCGTTCTTCATGTTCGGCTTGCGCTTGAATGCGCAACCGCGCGCGACGTGCAGGTCACCGACGGCGGCGTTGCTGGCGCGGATCAGGTTGGTGCCCCACAGCGTGGAGGACATGGCCTGCATGTCGTAGGCCGCCATCAGCTTGGCATTGGCCGGCGAGGTTTTGAGCAGGCGGATGATCACGTTGCCGGACTTGTCAGCATGCAGACTGTGCATGCCCTCGCCATCGGAGCCGATGGTCATGGAGTTTTTGTCGCCGACTGGGTTGAACTCGATACCCTCTTTGGCGACGCCGGCACCGGCGCCGACGTTGATCATCACGCCAGTGGCGACCAGCGTGACCTTGTAGTCCTGAAACGAGTAGGTGGCCATGGTAGCCCTCAGCGGTTGACGTTGATGATGACGTTGATGCTGTGGATGGCGCCGGCCAGTTTGCCGGCGATCTGCAGCGTGGGGGCCTTCCGCGCAGCGCGGTCAGCAGCGGATTGGCTCGCTACCGGCGGTGCGTAGATGTAGTAGCCCTTGGTCAGCGCCTGATTCGGCTGCAGCGCCCCGATTGCGGGGCCGGTCCAGAGGCCCGGGGCGAACAGCCCGTTATTGATGGCCGGTTCCATGGCGTCATGCTCGATGCCCGCCACGATCTGGTTCACGCCCTCGTCGGTCTGCGGAATCTTGGTCTGGCTGCCGTACAGCACATTCCATGCCGCGGTCTGAGTGGCGTTCTGCAACCAGTCCAGGCCCTGGCGTTCGTCGAAGAACCAGCCGCCGGACATCACGCCTTCCTGGATGATCACGGTGTTGTTGTTGTACGGCGCCAGCACGTTGCAGTTCTTCGCCTTCAGCGTGGCGGCCTGGGTCTCGTTCAGCGACTCCGCAGCCACGCCAGGCTCGCCTTTGAACTTCAGCGTGATGGTCGAACGGTTGGCGGTGAAATCGACCGTGAATGCGCGGCCCATCAGCGAGCAGACCGCGTAGGCCGAGCTGCTGCTGTACTGCACGCAGGTCCGGTTGTAGCCAAGCGCTTGCATCTGGCTGGCGATGTCGCTGGTCTGGGTCGGATCCATGCAGGCCGGATCCTGCGAGGTGATGCCGTAGACGCGCGAGGGGCTGGCACCTTCGATGAACGCGGACACCGCCAGATGGTCGCTGGGCTGAACGCCTGCGGCGGCCACCGACAGGCCGTACCAGCCGCTATTCTGCGCCAGCGTCGCGACAGCACTGGCCAGCGACTCGGCGGCGACGCCGGCCACCTGGGTGCCGCCCTGACCGGCATTCAGACCGAGCAGGGCAGAGATGTCCGTGCCGGCCGCCGGCGCACTGGCGAACAGCACCACCGATTTGGTGCCACTGGAGGCGCTGGTGATATCGAACCGGCTAAACGACGGGTTCCAGGTGCACACGGCGCCGGTCAGCGCCGCGGTGATCAGGGCCGCCACGCCGTTCAGGTTGGTCGCTCCGTTCAGGTTGATGCCCGCCAGTGCTTGGACTTTGCCGTCCACGCTGACCGACATGCCGCCGGCGGCCACCGCAGTGAAGTTGACCAGCGCCTGGGAGGCCGCCGATAGCGCGGCCCCATGCAGGATGCCGCTGGTGGCGGTTTGCGCCCAGCGGCCGAGGTACAGGAGCGACGGCTGCGGGGTCTGGCCAAAATACAGCGCAGCGGCCTGGTATTCCGGCGACGTCATCGAGTAGTCGCCGGCGACGCCGGTCAGGCCGGAGTAGGAGCGGATGCGTTCGGTGGTGTCGATCACCGGCGAGGAGCCGACGATCAGCATCGCGCCGAAGTTGCGCACGGCCGCTGCGATCGGCGACATGACGATCTGGACGTTGACCACGTCCGAAACAGAGAGGGTATTGGTTGCCATCGAGGTCTCCAGTTAGCCCTTCTGGATCTGGAAGGGGGCGGATAGCAGGTTGTAAATCGGGTAGCTGCGGATGACCTGGCGCCGGAAGCGGATTTTCAGGTCGTAACGGCGTTGCCACTGCTGGTTGATCAGCTCCGGCACGCCGAGAGCGCTGTCTGCGCTTTTGAGACCGATGCCGTAATAGAGCTGCAGCGCGCTGTTGTTCTGGCCCAGGTACAAGCCGTCGCGCAGGATGGTGGCCAGTTGCTGGGCCTGCGGCCCATAGAACGAGCACAGCAGCTCGATGGTCTCGTGCCGCTGCAGCGTTTCGCCGCCCTGGCCGCTGTTGGCGTTGGGGTCGTGAGTGCTGACCGGGTTGGCGTCGCCATCGGTGACGGTCATGCCCAGCGCGCACCAGTTCACGGTCGGCTCCGGGACCATCGGCACTACCGACTGCCACATCGGCCTCACCAGGCTGCCGGGCAGCCCAGTCAGGCCGACGACCATCTGCTGGAACACATCCTCCAGAGCGGTGTCATCGATGGGCGCAGGACTGCCTGCCGGCGACAGGTAGCCGCCGGTGGTGGAGTCGTTGCTCATGGGGTGTCCTAGCCTGAGAGGGGGATCAGATCGCAGTAGGCGCAGACAAAGCCGCGGCCGTAGTTGCTGAAGTCCTTGGCGTTGGTGACGGTGTAGCGCTTCCCTTGCCACTGGACGACATCGGCGTCCAGGCCATTGCCTCCATCCTGCAGGGCGAAAATGGTGTGGATAGCGATCGACCCCCTTTTGCGCTGGCCGGTGGCCAGGCGCTCAAGGAAGCTGCCGCTGTCTGTGGTGACGACGCCCCAGAAAGGAAGAAGGGCGGTCGTGTTGACCGCCCTTCCGTTGTCTTCTACCACCTGGGTGCTTCGTTCGCACTGCAGTTTGTCCATAAATTCCGGATCCAGCAGTGCGTCAGAGACGTCGAGCTGGGCCATAGGCTATTTCTTCCTGATGGTATAGATAATTGAGTTGCGGAACTCGCCGGTGTCGACCAGCGGCTTTTCTCCAGTCCGGCCGCGGCGACGGCGAGCCGCCAAGGTACTGGCCGCCAAGGGCGCAAGACCTTCGCTGGTATCCAAAATAGCGCGCGCGGCGTTTTGCGCGGCAAAGCCGGCCGCGCCCATCGCCCTCTCGACGTCTGCAGGCTTCCCGGCCATAGCCGCGTCTGCCGCCTTCCTCATGGATGTCGTGATGTCGTCCTGGGCGTTCTTTATCCCCGGCTCAAGGAAGGGGCGGGGCGGCAAGGTGACCGTGTGCGCCGGGATGACGTGCGTGGTGGCGAAGTTCGATTTCCTGCTACTCACAAAGCGGCAGCCATTGGCGAGGTCACCATCCCGGTCGACCTTGCGATAGAGCGTCACCGTTCGTTCTGGGATGTGAATCGTTCCCCCGTTGGTGTGGATGTAGCCGAGCACCGCCTTGCTTACCGGACTACCGTCCTTGCGCTCGGTGTCATCCCCCGGGATGCCGACCAAGACATCCCGCTGGGCCAGCTCCTGAATCGCCTTCATCACCGCCGCCATGTCGTCCTTGGTGGTGGTGACCTTCATAGTTGGATGCCACCGGCGCCGATGCAGCGCGCCAGCGTCAGGAACCGGATGCCGTAGGTGGTCAAGTTCCAGAACCCGGCGCCGTCCAGGCTGACCGCACCGCTGTCGTAGCTGCTGCTGACCTTGTCCACGCTGCGGCCAGTGAGCGGCCCTTTCACCTGGCCAGGAATGCCGCCGGCGCTGGCGGCGACCATGTCACCCTCTGCCATGGCCAGGTGGTGGGCGATGTAGAACGCCGTGCCCTGCTGGAGCAGGTCCTCCCACCGGTCAGGAGGCAGCAAACTGCCGGCCAGGCCTGCCCAGAAACTCACCGCGCCGTCGGGGTAGCGGGTGCTGTCGGAAAACTCCGGCAGGAGCTGACGGAAAGTAGCTGCGTCCATGATCGTCATGGCTGGTCCTTACTGGGCTGCTGTGTTGGTGGGAGTGTCCGCGCCGGCGGCCTTGGCATCGGGCTGGATATCCGGGGCGGCGGCGGGCTTCTTGCCCTTATCCGCGCCGGCGGCCTTGGCATCGGGCTGGATATCCGGGGCGGCGGCGGGCTTCTTGCCCTTATCCGCGCCGGCGGCCTTGGCATCGGGCTGGATATCCGGGGCGGCGGCGGGCTTCTTGCCCTTATCCGCGCCGGCGGCTTTGGCCAGGGCCTCGGGCACCGGGGCGGTGTGGGCTTTGGAGTACCAGTGGTCGGCCACGAAATCCTCGACCTCCTGGATCCCAACCGCGAATTCATGCCGCGCGCCGTCGGCCAGCGTCAGCACGAACGCCTTCACTACGTTGATGACTTGCATGGTAGCTCCCTTACAGGCCGTCGCGGTAGCCGACGGTTTCCGGATAGACGAATTCCACCACGCCAAGCTTGCCGAAATACGTGGTCAGCTGGCGGATGTCGCGATACTCCAGCGGCGTGCGCTGCAGCGGCACCATCGGGAAGCGGATGCGCTTCTTGTCGTTGGTGTAGGCCATCATGCGGTTGGCGTTGGAAGCGCCGCGCTGATACAGCCATTTCAGCGGCTGGATGTTCAGCGGCTTGCCGTTCAGGCTGTTGCAGAGCGAGTTTTGCTTGATGAACTCCAGCACGCTGATGTTGCCGGCGCTGCTGATCAGGGTGCTGACCATTTTGCTGAATTGCAACGGCGGCAAGCGCAGCTCTTCGGGACACAGCGAGTAGCCGGTAGCCGTCCAGACGCTGTTCAGCAGCTCGTTCACATCGTCCAGCATCTGCTGCGGATTGGCGCCGGACCAATTGCCGTTTTGGGCATTGGACTGGTTGACCAGCGGGTTGTTTACCATGCCGGTGATGCCCAGGCCGGGGTCGCCGATGTACACCTGCTCGTCGGTGTCCATCTGCCACTTGAGCTGCAGGCCTTCGAACTTCTGCGAGTCGACCGGGCGGCCCAACTGCTGGGCGGACTGCAGCTCGGGCAGCGTCCAGCCCAGCTGCATGCCCCACAGGTTCAGCGGGTTCGGCGTTTTGCCGATATCCAGCTCGATGCCCGCGATGGCGTTGGAGTCCTTGCCGATCCAGTTCTTGCCGTTCGGCGACGGGCCGCCGGCCGCGGCGAAACTGGAGTTGGTGAAGCTGGAAACTTCGTCGCCCATGGACACGTCTTCGCGCAGCATGATGTCGCGGGACCAGGTCACCGAGGCCAGCGGCGCATTTAGGGTCGGATCCAGTCGTTCCAGCTCGCCAACCAGGAACGCGCCGGTGCTGTCGATGGTTTGTCGGTCAAAGGTGATCATGCTGGTCCTTTAGATGTTGTACGCGATTTCGACGTTGCCGGAGGCGTCCGCCGCGCTCATGAACGTGGCGCTCACGGCGATGGTGTTGGCCGGCGTGGCATCGGCCACGGCCTCGATGCCGCCCAGCGGTTTGCCGGCGGTGGCGCCGCCGACCCGGACGTAGACCTGGCCGTTCATTGCGGCCGTACCGGCATTGACGCGGACGGTCATGTAGCCGCGGCGCAGGACGTCGCCAATGCCATAGGCCCGCGGGGTCGCCGCGCCAATGGGGTCGGACGGGTTGCCGCCCTGGGTCGGGTACGCCCGCACCAACAGGCCGTAGATCACGCCCGCAGCGTCGCCCGCAGCGAGTGGAATCAGTTTGCCGTTCACGATCTTCCCGAACAGGCCATAGGCCGGGAACGGGTTGTTCGGGTCCATGGTCGCCGGCTCGATGGTCGACTGCGAATGGCGGGAGATGGCGCCGGGAATACCCGACGGCATGCGGTACAGGATTGCGTTGCTGGCCATGCTGGCTCCTTTAGCGGCGGCTTGCCCAGAAATCCTGGGCGGCCTTGTTCAGGTCGGCGATCGAGGTCGAGCGGCCGAAATCCTTGGTGGTGGTGCCGCTGCGCACGCCGGCGTTGTTGTTCCGCTGCTTCATCAGCTCGGCGGCGCCAACGAACACCGCATTCAGCGAGTCGGCGGTGAGGGTGTCCAGCTGGCGGCCACAGAGGAACGGCTCGATCGCAGTTTTGCCGCTGTCGCTGGTCATGGACTCGGCCAGGACTCGGCGCTGCAGCCTGGCGGCGGCATCGACGGTCTTGACGCTGTCGGTGGTGGGAATGGAGAAGCCCGGGCTCAGGATCTCGGCGCGCGCCACCAGCTCGCGGTAAGCGTCGCCGGTGTAGACGGTGCCGATGTCAGCCTTGCCCGCCTTTTCCGCCTCGATCACGGTGTCGTCGGTCTTGCCCTTGTCGTCCTTTTTGTCGTCGGGGTCTTCGTCGTCGGTTTTCTTCTCTTCCAGCGCGGTCTCGACGTCGCCGACGCGCTTGGAAAGCTTTTTGACCTCCGAGAGGATGGAGTCGAGGACAGCGCGGTCGCCGGTCTTGGTCTTGCCGTCGTCCTTCTTTTCGTCCGGGTCCTCGTCGTCGGTCTTCTCGCCAACGAGATTTTTCAGCTCGTCGGCGTCGCGCGTTTGCAGCGCCTTGCAAAAGCGGTCAAACCAGGTGCTGCTGGCTTTCTTGGCCATGTTCGGGTCCTTGTCTTGAATGGCGCAGCGCGGGCCAGCACGGCCTCGATCCACTAGCGCAACGTGATTGCCGACGATGTTGCGTTGATACCCGTTGCCGGGCGTCTCCTGCACATAGTCGGCGTCGTAGCCGCAAGAGACCTGTCGCAGGCCCTTGCGAACCAGCTCGATGGCCTCTGCGTCGGTGATGAGCAGGTCGGCAATCAGCAGGTCCTGGTCCAAGCCCTCGCCGCGGCGGACGTTTTGCACGATGCCGACGGCAAGGGCTTTCCAGTTCTCGGGGGTCACCCAGTCGTCGGGGTGATCGATGGTGACGGGCTTGCCTTCGAAGCTGGCCAAGGTTTCAGGCCGGAATACCTCGTTCTCGCGCCGATGGACTTGCACCTGGCCGCCGGCACCGGCCTCGATCGGCACTTCGTCGGCCAGGTAGAGCTGTGTGCCGGTGCGAGCGATCGGAACGTCGTGGCAGATCAGAAAGCCCTCGGGCGTAATGCTTTGCTTGGGGCTGACCTGCTCGACGGCGTAGAACCGCAGCTTGCCGTTAGCGTCCTTGGTGATCCGGTGCACTGTCGGCCTCCTTTCTGGTGGTTTCTAGCCAGGTGGCCGCCTTGGCGACATCCAGCCACTCAGGGGCTTCGACTACGGGCACTCGGTGGTCATGGGTCAGTTGGCAGCTAACGGAAAACAGGAATACCAGCTGCTCGGGCGGGAGGGTGATCATGATGGCCCGACCGTCAATCTCGCCGGCCACAATGACGTTCGTAATGGGCTGCATCGAGGCTCCAGAAAAAGCGAAGCCCGCCATAAAGGCGGGCTTGGTAGCAGGTAAAGAATCAGTTATTCCTGAATCTCACATGGCATTTACGCGGAATGAAATCTTATCCATTGGTTGAGGGACATGGAGATCGCCACAGTTGCCGGCGGGCTCCCATTGTGTCCCCCAAAAAATCTCATCGTGGTCTTCTTTGCTAACAAGGACGAACGGTTCGTTATCTCCATCGGGTGTTTTTTCTAATGACCAGTCTAGGTGTTTCGACGAGCCATAGATAATGGTGCCGAGGGGGAATGGTATATACGTGCCCATGATTTATCCTATGCGAGTGGAATTATGGGCTCAGGATAACACCGACAGTTCGGAAGGCAACCGGCGTGGCCGGTCATTGAGTGGGCCTTGCCGTTCTTTCCCACGTCCACCAGCGTCGGGGGACTTCCCCATGGCACGAACTTCCCGTTCATGGCCTTGTGCGATGCCCTGACGTCGCTGTCGCCGCAGGTCCGCCATATGTAGCCGGTGCTGCCGATGTGCTCGGCCCGGGCCTGGGTGAGGGTGGACGCCGTGCGCGACACCTCGGTGCGAGCGATCAGCTTTGCCCGGCTGGCGGTCACCTCGCCGGAGCGAAGGATCTCCGCGGCAATCTCGCTGGCGCGCGTGCCATCCTCGATGCCCTGCAGAGTCAGGCGGTGGACGCGTTCGGCAGCGTCCAGCGGCAGGCTGCGGATCAGCACCACCTGTTCCTGCAGCAGCGACTGCATCACGGCGCCGGTCGGCGCATTGCGGATCTCGTCGCGCAACGCCTTCGACATCTCGGCAGTCATCTCCTTCCAGGCCTGCGCGTCCTGGTGCTGGACATTGGCCAGCATCCGGCCGGCAGTGGCCTCTGCCCACTCTGTCAGGGCGTCGGCGTAGCGGCGCAGGATGGCGTCGATCTTCGGTAGCGCTGCAGGGTCACCGGGGGCGAATGCGCCGATGATGTCGCCAACGTGGCGGGCAACAGCCGTCAGCTGGCCGGCGTATTCGCGCTCAATCCTGGCCGTTTTGACCGGTGATGACTTCGGCCGGCGCCGGTCCCTTGTTCGCGTTCGCAGGGTCATTGCCACCTTCCTCGTTCAGCCCAAGTTCGCCGGCGCCCGGAGGTGGGTCGTTCTTGGCTTGCTCGATGTCCTCGTCGGTGATGTTCGACCAGATGCCGGTCACATGGCTGTTCTGGCGCAGCTCCTTCAGCACGGTGGCGCGGTCGACCAGCTGGCCGTCGTAGGCGTCGCTGACGGCTGCGGTCACCTTGCTGGCGATCTCGGCTTTCTCGGTGTCTGAAAGCTGCCAGAGCGGGCGGAACGTGAAATCAAACCCTTCCGGCAGCGGCCGACCCAGCTCGCTGCGGCTGAGGACGTCCAGCAGCGTCGCCATGCCCGGGCGCAGGTTGGTTTCCTGGTCCTGGTTCACGCTGTCGTAGTAGTTGCGCATCTCGCCCGAGTGGTCGCCGCCCAGGCCGACAGGGGCTTGGCCAAACAGTCGGATCATCGGGATGCCGAGCGCGCCGCTGACCTGCTGCGCGAACTGCAGCATCAGATCGGACAGCCCGCCGAACGAGTACTGGTGCGCCTCGAACGTGTCCGAGGCGTCCATCAGGGTCATGCCCTCGTTGGACTGGTACAGGCGGATCATCTCGATCTGCTTGACCAGGGCCTCGAAAGCGCGGCCGCCGGTGGCAATCAGCTCTCGCAGCTTCTCGACCTTGTAGGTGCGCAGGTGCGCCTTGTAGACCAGCTGGGCGGCGCCCTGGGTGGTGCTGTCGAACGCGACCAGGCGATCCCACAGCCGTTCGAGAACAGATTGCCCCCAGCCGTTTTCGGCTATGCGTTGCCAGTAAGGCAGTCGGACGCCATCGATCCGGATCAGCCGGGTGTGATGGATGCGCTGGCCCATCAGCGCCATGGCGTCGGCAACGACGCTGTAGTACTTGGGCTTGCCCAGGTCTGGGCCGTAGTCGGTGACGAGGTTTTCCAGCGACGGCTGTACCAGCCAGCGGTCCAGCACCAGCAGGCCCTTGAATTGGCCCTTGCTGATGGTGTCGAGTCGTAGGGGCGTTTCCGGGCTCTGGCCGTCGATCATCAGCACGGCCACCGCGCCGCCGTAGAGGCGCGACCACTTGATTGTTTCGCACAGCTGGTCCCAGATGCGCAGGCGGCCCATGGCGCGCTCCAGGCGCTCCTGATCGGCCGGCTCCATCTCCGACTGCATCTCGATGCCGGCGCGCGTCATGTCCTGAGCGACGGCGTCTACCGCCATGCCGGCGATCCAGCTGGACCGGTAGACGGCCTCCATCTGCACCCGGTTGCGGGTGACGAGGTCGAACGAGTAGCGGCTGGCATCTGCCTGGCTGCCGGCGCCGAGGCCGACGCGCGCGGCCAGGTTCTGGAAGCTGTCGCCGACGAACGCCTTTTGCGACGCGCGCGCGGTGTCCGTCTGGTGCTGGACACGCCGCGCGGCCTGCCGTAGTTGGTGTTTTCGGGTCATCCTGCGAGCCTCTGCCAGATGTCGATGGCGCGAGCGGCCGGCTGATAGCAGATCATCACCGCGTCAGCCAGGTTGGGGGATTTGGTCCCCTCCGGCGTCTTGTCGATGCAGATCTTGCCGACCTGGTTGATGGTGTAGGTGGGCTGGGACAGCTCCATCGCGAGGGCTGTCAACTCCGGCAGCGCCGGGTCGATCGAGATGATGTCGTCCGGGTCGACGTCCAGCCCCTCCTCAATGGCGCGGTAGGTCTGCTGGAAGCGCAGACGCAGCGCCCACCAGGCTTGCGCCTTGGCGTTCTGGAAAAAGTCCTTGTTCTTGCGTTTGGGCACCATCTCGCCCTCGGGGTCGTGAACCTCGCCGGAGCCGCGAAACGGCTGGTCGTTTATTACCTGCACCCCCTGGTCGCGTCTCGCTTCGTTGATCACCCTGGCGTCGCCGCGGACGCCGGCGCCAAGGCCGTCGGCGTCATAATCGAACCCTTCATAGCCGCGCTCGTCGCACAGGGCGAAGGTTTTCACCACGGTGTCGTAGATGTCGCCGCCCTTGCCGGACCACGACTTGATGTACTCCAGCAGGAAGCCGTAGCGGCCGGCAAACGCGTTTTTGTCCTTCCCTTCGTCAGCCACGTCCAGCGCGCCGCGCCGCATGCCGGTAGGCTGGATGCCCAGCTTGACGTGGGCACCGATGGCGGCCTGCACCCAGGCGGACGGGATCACCACGCCCTCGACCGAGGCCGAGTAGTTGATGTCGATTTCCTGGGCGACCGTGACCTCGTCCAACTCCCTGCATTGCTTCTCGTACCAGGCATCGTCTTTGCGGGGATCGTCGCGCCAGTGGAACGTGAACACCTTGATCTTGCCGCCGAACCGCTTCTGCGCGAACGGATTGCCCATGCCGTTCGGCGTGCTGATGTCCTGCCGGCAGTTGGTGGTGGCAGACAGCGAGGCGTCGACCAGCTGAGGCCGCTCCAGGAACGCGGCCTCGTCGACGATGTAGAACGATGACCGGTCACCCCGGCCGATGCCATCGCCGGACTCGCCAGTGATCACGGAATCGGTGTCCGGGAACATGATGCGCATGTGCGGCGCGTGGACGTTGATATTCCAGCTGCCACGGAATTCGGGTGGTAGCAGGTAGAGGAACTGCCTGGCTTTCCAGAACAGGGATTTTGGCGCGCCGATCTTGTCGACGTACTCCTCTTTGCGGGAGCCGAACCCGACCACCACGCCGGAGTTGAACAGGCAGACGGTGTCTGCCAGCGCGATGGTCAGCCAGGACATGCCCATGTCCCGCGTCTTCTCGGTGATGCCGGGCTCGCGCAGCTTCCAGCGCTCCATGAACCATTCGATCCACTCCTCCTGCCGCGGGAATAGCAGGAAGGGGATGCTGGCCGGCAGCCCGCGTTCGACGTTGCGGGGGTCGAACGTCATGCCCCAGTCGATGATGAACTGGGCGGGGTGCTCGCGGTAATACGCCTTGAGCGCGGGCAGGGCGCCGGGATTGGCCCGGATGCGTTGCAGCCGCTCCACTCTCCACTCGAACACCTGGACATAGTCCGGGTTGCGGAAGTCGAAGGGGAACGGGATTGGCATGTCAGCCCTTCATCAGGTCGGCGTAGACCTTGGCCGCCTCCATGGGATCGTTGGTGTTGACGCTCACGCTCTGCAGCGGGCCGCCGCCTTTGCCTGTCAGTTCCTGCTTGACGCGGTCGGCGTACTTCTCCGGATCGCGCGCCTTCAGCAGAAAGATCAGCAGGGTGTCGCTGAACTCGCGGATGGTGCCGACCTTGGCGCCCTTGTAGAAGACCGGCCTCAGCGTGCCCTCCATGGCGCGGCGGGCCGCCTCATCTTCGAGCGCTGCAGTGCCGAGGGCGATGGCTTCGTCCCAGGCAGCACTGAACCGCTTGTCCTTGGCCTTCAGCTCGTACAGGTACGGGCGCGCCATCTTGATGGCTCGGGCAGCCTTGGAGACGTTGGCCGTATCAGCTAGCACTTCCAGGAAGCGCGCCGCTTTTTCAGGTGTCAGTTTTGTCAGTTTTGCCATGAGGCGGTCGCCTCCTCGGCGGTGTGGCTGCCCGGATCACCTACCTTCGAGGCGGCCGGGCCGAAACGTTTGCTGTCCCGTCGGACGGGGTTGGGTAGGGCGGCGGACTGCTACGCTCTGGCTATACAACCTGGAGCCGATATGGACCTGCTCGATGTTACGCCATTCGTTCTGTCATTCATTCGCCTGGGCGCGCTGCTGCTGATTGCCTGCGCGGTCGGCGCCTTCGCGGCGTTCTACGTCGACTACCGCATGGCGCTGATGGAGTACCCGATGCACATGCGCAAGCGCTACCGCACCCTGGCGTTCGAGTTCAGCACGCTGGCTGTTGTGGTGCTGGGCTCGCTGGAGACGTTCCTGGGCTGATCTACACCCGGACCATCTCCGGCACGCGGTGGCGGGGGATCTCGACGAAGTCGTCCGGGCCAAGCCCGAAATAGCGGAAGACGATGGTGGTCTGCTTGAGGTTGTGGACCTGGGCGGCGCGGCCGGTGGCCATCAGCACATGCTGGCCTTCGCGCAGGTGGCAGGCGTCGAGAACGGCGCGGGTGTGTTCCATGTGCATGGCGGTGGGCTCCGGAAACGACAAACAGTAGTATGCTGAGGGGGTTTACTAAACGGAGAGATTCAATGCAACAGAGTGAAATCGATCGAATCCTTGAAGCAGCGAACTCGTTTGCTTCTCGTCGCGGACCTGATGATCAGATTTATGTGGTGCAGGAACTGAGCAAGGCCATTCGCATTCTCGCCAAGGAAATTGATGAGCTGAAGCGGATTCTTGCCGAAAGGTAATAGGGTGAAATGCAAAAAGCCCGAACTCTGGACGTAGTTCGGGCTGCTGCAAAAATGGTAGTTCTGTAACATCCGGCATGTCAAGCGCTACGTAAAAACCACAGTCCGGTGATTCTCTGCAAAACCGGCTTGCTATGCCATTTTGATTGATATATTATTCAAACATAGCAGGACGAAACAGCAACCAACCGGAGAAAAGAGATGTCTGCCAACCACACCTACGAACAAATCGCCTCCGACTTCCAACTGTGGGGAGAGTACTTTGACACCGCTGCTGAAATGACCGAAGAAGAGTTCAATGCAATGAGCACCGAAGACAAGGTGGCTCTGCAAGTTCAAGCGTTTGGCCCCGAGAATGAATGAGCAGAAAGACAACCGCGGCGGCGCTCGCAAGGGTGCCGGCCGCAAGGCCGAGGATGGAGCGATCGGCCTTGTCCCTCATTCCATCGCGATGACGCCAGATGACAAAAAGTGGTGTCAGGACGTGGGCGCCGCCCGCGTCCGCGCCATCATTCGCGCTGCACGAGAGGCAGAGGCTGCGCGCGATGGGGAATAACAGCGGCTGGAACTGGCATGCTCACCTGCCACCCCCCACCCCAGAGAGCGCCGCTGCGTTCGGACAGATGGAATTCCTCGACGGCCTGCGGGTCTGGTTCATGCACCGCACCGGCGCGCCGCTGACCAATGCCCAGCTGGCCGAGGTGGCCATGGTGTCGCAGAACACCGCCGAGTCATGGCGGACAGCACCCGGCCTCGCCACCCACCGCGCGCTCAGTACGCGGGATAGAGTACTGATCCTGCTGCGCCTCGCGAACCTCGCCGGCAGCCGCCGCCCAGGCAATGCGCGATTGGCGCGGTGGTCCCTGGCTGAGGACCAGATCATTTGCGCCCACTATGCAGTGGTGGGCGCCGTCGGCCTGGTATCCCAGTTGCCAGGCCGCTCTGCTGAGGCAATATCGATTCGCGCAGGCCGGCTAGGTGTTGCTGGGCGAGACTGCTCGGCCCTGTAGCGGCGACATCAGGCCGTCCTCCGCTCCACATAGCACAGCCTATCCAGCACCTCTGCCATCGGCTTCTCGAGCGCCGCATACGCCTGATTCATCATGCGCTCCAGCTGAGCCACGACGCCCTTGCCGTAGCGGTGCAGCGTCATGTGGCTGAGGCCATGCCGGTCGCCCAGATCGCGGCAGCCTGGCCCTTCTCCCGTCGCCCACTTGCGGATGATGTCCAAATCCGTCTTGTAGCCGTACTTGCCCGGGGTGTGCGTGGTCAGGTAGATCATCTCGGTCTCGCGCTCGACGTGCAGCGCCCACAGCACGGCGCGCTGCTCGAACGGCAGCCGGTTGATCTTGGCCATGACCATCGCCGACTGCGCCTTGAGGTCGTGGGGTGACAGGCCATCAAACGCCGGCGCCACGGCCTCGCCAAATTTCTGCACCTTGACCATGCTGGTGGTCTCGATCTGAAACGCCCAGCCCACCAGCGCGCGAACCGTGGAAAACTGCATATCACCCCCCCTGTTTCGTTGAATCTGCTGCTCAGGCCGCGAACAGCGCGCCCTGGATTTCCTGGACCTGCACTGTCACTCCCGGCGTGGCGCCGTACCGCTTGCGCACCACGATGTCGCAGGCCTGGACGTCATCCACCCACACCACGCCGTTCATGCCGTCAAACAGCGCCTTGACCACGTTGTCGGCGTCCGGCTTTTTGGTCGGGTATACCTGGTTGGTGAGGGCCGCTGCCTGTTTCCGTTTGCTCCAGCTGGTCGGGATCGGCAGCACCATGTGGATGGTGACGTCCGCGGGTCCGGTCAGCGGTGCGCGGCCGGCCATGGCTGCCTGGGCGGCGAGGGCGATCATCCCCTCATAGCTGGCGGTTTTCTCGGGGGTGTACATGCGCGCGAATTTGCCGCCGCGCGTAGACACTTTCGGCCGGCCTTTGCCGACAGGCGTACCGGGTACGGTGAAGCGGATCGCGGTCATTTCTTGATTTTCCTCTGGCAGTTCCTGCAGCGATCGGCGCCCTGGGCCTGGATCAGACCGACTCCATTCGTCTCCACGGCACCGAGGCCGCACGCGCTTTGAATCACGCCGCCATCGAGGCGAGTCCAGTGGTGGGCCAGGCAGTGCCGGCCGACGAACGGCATGTGTGCCCAGGCCGATTTAGTTTCAGCCGGTATGCGGCCAATCCAAACGCCATGTTTCATTGCGCCCCCAGCTTCAGCTGGATCACGGCCAGCAGCCACAGCGGGGAAGTCGCCAGCAGGGCGGCGACGAGTAGCGCGCCGGCAATGGCGCGGCGCCAGGTCGGGGTGCGTTTCATGTCGGGATTCCTCCGGTCAGGGGTTTGTCAGCTCTGCCAATCACGCGGCCGTCCATGATCCAAAGCGCGCGAGGTGCCACCTGCTGGGTGGCGTTCGAAAGGGTGACCTGCTGGTGGTGGCCAAAGGCCTGCCTCAGCGCAGTTACCACGGTCTGGGTGCTGAACTGGTGGCTCACGCTGCGTCCTCCATGGGGTTTGTTTTCGCATCTCGCTTGTGAACCAGCTGCATGATCTGATTTGCCTCGCCGACGGCCATCTGCTGCATGCCCAGCGCCGGCCGGTTGGTGCCCGCCATCATCACGGCTTTGGCCGCGCTGGAGTCGCCCACCAGTACCGGCGGCTCGATGCGGTGTCCTTCCTTGCGGTTCTGCGCCTCGGTCATGCCAACCATCACAGGCAGGTAATCCGGCAACTCCTGGCGGCTGGCGAAAGCCTTGTAGCGGTTCTCGAACTCCTTGGCCACGAACGGCCATTCGTCCTCGGTCTTGGTGCCGAGGGAAATCCAGCCGCCCATTTCGTGCAGCACGCGATGGATCAGCGGATCGTCGAACACCACGCTGCTGTAGGTGCCGACTTGGCGCACGGCCTTGTCGACCTTGTGCCACGCCTGCAGGGCTTTATCTTGGCTGGAACCGGCCATCATGCGGATCAGGTCAGCAGGCTTCGGCATGAATTGGCCGTTGTCGGGGTTCGTCACATGGCGGTTCATCGCCTCACGGAACACGGCCAGTTCAACCTGCTTCAGGGCGTTCCAGTAGATCCCGATCGAGAACTCGGTCAGGCGCCGGCCGTACAAGTCGGCCACCGCCTGCAGCATGTCGACGAAGGTGTCGTAGTCGTTCTGGGTCATTGAGTCATGCCCTCCTGGTTGGTGTCGCCGAAAAGCATGGCTTTGGCTCGGACGGCGGCGGCGCGGTTATGGTCTGTTACCGATGCGGGCTTGGCAGGGCGGGGGCGGTACTCGGCGCTTGGGCGCTTGCGTTGCTCGGTGATGTCCCCGAGGACGGCAGCCAACAGGCCAATGCCTATCCGCGTCTCGCCGCGCTCCTGCAGCGTCTGGACGGCCAGGTGGAAGTCGTCGTCGCTGTGCTGCTCCAGCCCGGCATACTTGCCGCCGGCAGCGAACTGCGACGGGCTGCATTGAACTCCGCGGCTCCTCAGCGTCCGGCAGACGACGCCAATGCGCTCCACCGTGCTGGATGGTTCAGGCAGCGGCAGCAGGCCGCTGGACCGGGCAGGCTCTCGCGAGTGGGTAGAGACGTTGCTACTGCTGCTATGGTTTTCCTCTGTATCTTTATCTTTCTCTGTATCTTTATCTGTTGTGACATCGCGTGACTCGTCGTGACATTGGCGTGACATGTCGGCGTCACGCGCTTCTCTCTCACGCTGTCGTTGCTCTCTTTTCCGCTCTGTAGCTGACTTTGCGCCGGATTCGTCACTGCCTTGGTCCTCGCGCTTTGGCTGGCGCTTGTCCCAGCCAGACAGCTCCAGGCCATCCAGTACCCGGCCTTGCATGGCAGCCAAAACGGCCTCGATGTCTTCGTCTGTCACGTCGAGTGCGCTGGCGAGGTCTTCCGCCGTGACTGTCACGTGACCTCGCGTGACATTGCGTGACGCATCAACGAGCAGGTGCAGATAGACGGCTTGCACCAGGGCGATGGGTTGTCCGGAGATACGCGCGATCGTCCGCCACTTGGGGTCATTCGGCATGTCGTGCCAGAGTCTGAGCCATTGGTTGCTCATGGTCTGTCACTCCGCCAAAAGGCGAATTGGGTGGCATCCCGGATCGGTATATGCTGTTGTCTCTCACAACGAACAGCACCGAAAGGGATGCCATGAAACTGGATCGGGAGTTCCAATACAAGCTGTTGAATACTTTGGCTGATACTTTCCCAGGCATGCTTAGCCGGGAGGAGTACACCGCAGTGATCGATGGAAAAAGCGAAGAAGACTTTGCCGCCAATGTGCTCTATCTGGAAGAGCATGGATTGATTCAGCCTGGTTCGTGTATTGTCAGTATCGACGGAATCTATAGCTTCAATTCTGGGGCGTTGAAGATCACGAAAAAGGGGCTTGATTTCGTGTCTGATGACGGTGGATTGAGCGCAATCCTTGACGTGGTCAACGTGAAGTTGCACGCAGATACCATCCGCGACCTGCTTGAGGCGAGATTGGCTTCTGCTGATATTCCGGCAGAGGAGAAGAAGACGATCATAGATCACCTGAAAACCCTCCCCGCAGAAGGCCTAAAGCACCTGACCACGCGTTTGATAGATCTGGGTCTGGACAACCTGCCGGCCGTACTTCCACTGCTTCGAGCACAACTCTCCCTTTAAGCTCGGCGTACGGCGCCAGCACGAGGTAGCCGATGTGGACGCCGTTGGCGTCGGATAGAGGGAGGTTCACCTTCTCGTTGGCCGGGTACTGCACGGCCATGAGGAGACGGGTCATGCCCGCGGCCTTGGGTTCCAGCCAGCACTCGATGGGCAGGGGCTGCTCCCAGGCGGGGGCGGTGCTGTTCTGGTTGAATTCTTCAGGATGGTTCTGCATAATCTTCTCCAATCTCTGCATAACCCCCGCGAGCGGCAGCCACCGCTATGACCGGGGGTTTTGTTTTTTCCCGCGACGCCGCGGGCGGCTTACTGCTCCTGTTTCAGCCGGCGCCGGCCGGCCACTGTCTCAACCGTTGCCGGCTTCAGCTTCCGCGCGCCGGGCACCTTCTGCGCCACCAGGCGCGCCGCGCCCAGATGGTCAGGGCGGAACACGATCACCACGGCCGGGAATGGCGCCTTGGCGCTGCCACCATCGAACTGCAGCCGCTTGTCCAGGCAACGGATCTCCGCGGCCCACATCGCGTAGCGGTGCCACCAGCGGGTGTCGGTCCTGGATGGGACCAGGCAGACCACCGTGGCGCCGGCGCGCGCGCTCTTCAGTGCCTTTTCCATCCAGAATTTGATGCCGTGGCCGAAGGGCGGATTCATCCATACCGTCTCGGCTGACCAGTCCTGCGCCAGCCCATCGTCGGCGCGCGTGTAGTAGCGCGGGCACTTGGCGTTGCCCGGCGTCGCGCACACGTCGACGGTGAACTGGAACTCCGCGTGCAGCTCGTCGAACAGCAGCTGCGGAGTCGGCCATTCGTCGGTGCTGCTGCGGAAGTGGATGGAGGCGTCAGTCATCGGTCAACTGGGCCAGGTCGGCCAGGAATGACTGCAGCTTGTTGATCTTCCGGCGCAGGGCGGCACCAGCGTGCCCCTTCAACTGGGCCAAGCCGCGGCGCTTCTCCGCCTCGCCGTCGTGTCCCTTGAGGCTGTCCGAGATCATCTGCATCAGGCCGCGGTCGGCGGAGTCGATCTCCTCAGGCACCGAGGTCAGCATGTAGCCGAACTCATCTGCCAGGGCCTCCAGCATCCTGTGATCGTTGGTCAGGCTCATCAGCTCGACCATCTCCTGCATGTCGAACCATCTGGAGTTGTCATCCGGGTTGGCTTTGGCCCGGATCACGCCGGCATAGCCGCCCATGCGCTCGGCGATGACCTTTGAGCCGCCCGCGCTGTGCACGGTCTTGTGTGCCGCGTCCCGCCAGTTCATGGGCATGGGAGTCCTTTTTGATCATTTTTTCGGGGGAAGGGGTTTGCCATACTTCACTCAACAGCTTCATCCCAGTCATTGAGTGACACTTGGTTTCTGGTCGCGCGCTGAATGAGCCGGGCCTTTGGAATCGATGGATTCCTATGCCCGCCAGCGAGTTGATACAGGTAGCCAACGGTCGTACCGCATTCAGTTGCTACCCGTTCACGCTCTTCTGGCGTGACCGATCGGAGATATTCATGCATTCTCATGGACAAAACTTTAGCAGTGTGCAAAACATTTCACAAGCGGCCCGTGCAATGTTGAGCAGTGCGTTTATTTCGCAAAATGCTAAAACTTCCTACCATTCCTGCATGGACATGGATGTGTTTGCGATCCGACGTCAGAACCTTGAACAACTGCTTGAGCCTCGCGGCGCTGCTGCGCGAATCGCTGAGAAAACAGGGTCTTCTGCGTCTTACCTATCGACCTTGAAGACGGCTGATCGTCGCTTGGGCGACGAATTGGCACGCCGTATTGAAGAGGCTGAGGGTCTGCCGCGCGGTTGGTTTGATCAGCTGCATGTGCAAGATCTGGGCCGGCAGGATGAGTTAGTCCGCGGCTTTAGTAGTGACGAACTGGCAATACAGATCGGCGAGTTAGATACCGATGAGATGCACAAAGTGATTGCTCAGGCCCTGGAGCATCACTCAAAGAAAAAGGCGCCTTGATCGGCGCCTTTTTTTATCCCAAGAAGAATTTTTTCAGCTTCGACACATCCCCCGTCCTCTGAACAATCACTTCTCCCGACTGGAGCATGCTGATCAGCATCTGGGCTATCGGCTGATCGACAGTTTCGCGGCTGGCCTTTCGATGTTCGGCTGGCCGATAGTGGTGGCAACTCTGCGTGTGAATACACGGCGTCCCGCTCACGTCTCCAATATCGCATTCCATTCCAACAACCCCTTTTTTTGTTCGACCACGGCGCCGGCCGCCTCGTGAGAGGCCGTCACCTGACGGGAAATAGACTACGGCGGAATGCTGGGGCGAGGAAATAGGCACAGATTTTGGGCTGTCTACTTTTGCAACATTTTTGTTGCAAGAATCGAGTTGGCGAGGTGGATCATGGCCTCGACGTCGCTGGCAGGAAGGGCAGTTGCGAGGTCGTGCAGATGACGGCAGCGCGCGGCGTGGTCAGAGTCCACGGGAGTGCCATGCACGAGATGGGAGACGGTGACATCCAGATATGCGGCGAGGGTTGCCAATTGGTTCTGATCTGGCATTTTGGATTTGCACCAGCGTCTTACGGTATGCCGGCTGACATCGAGTGCTTGCGAGACGGCGTTCTGCTTGATGCCGCGGGCCTTCATGATGGCCAGCAGGCGGCTGTGAAACGAATTTTCTGACACGTGCGGATAGTACGCATTTATACGTATTATCCACAATAGCAGACCCACTGCGCACGGATGCTGCAAAATGCAGCATCAACATGCGACATGAATACGACATTGCACGTTCGTACAGTTGACCTATTTAGGGTTATCGGCGTTCGGCTTGCTTCTTGATTATGAGCGTGAACAGCTGGGCGATTTCATCTGGGCCGCGGCCCAGCATGCGTTCTGCCAGGTCTTCCAGGGACTCGGCCGAGATGTAGGTTTGGTCTTCAGATACGGCCGGCTCCCGAGGGCCAGTGCCGTAGTACACCCAGATTGGGTTCAACTTGAGCGCCTTGGCCAGGGAGAAGAAAACCTCCGTGGTCGTGTCCTGGCCGCCGTTCTCGATGTTGGAGAGGGTGGAGCGGCCAATGCCGACCTTTCTTGCCAACTGCTCTTGATTCCAACCGCGGCTCTCGCGCGCCTCTCTGATGCGCTCGCCGATCTGTTCCATGTGCATGCCCGTGATGATGGGCTATGGTTTTGCTCATATGCTGACATGTGTTGTCGTAATATTGACATTCGAGGGCATGAAAAAGCCCGCGTGAGCGGGCTGGGGCGCCAGGTGTTTTTATCCGAACTGTGGTGGGTCAGGCCTAGCGTTGGGGGTAGTGTGGATGCCGGCCGGCGGCGGGGTCAAGTAAGGGAAAACCCGCCGAAGCGGGCTATGTTGCCGGCTTTGGTTTTTCAACGAAAAAGGCTTTGATAATCGCCCCGGTTGGTATGGCTGCCAAGCCGGCTGCGAGCCAGTCATGATCTTTAAGCCCAAGGTAAATAGCGCCGGCAATGCTGCATATGCACACAAACACCCCTGCAACCTGACCAATCAGATCACTCCTAAAGACAAGTTTGGTCTGTTGTTCAGCAATAATAAGCTGGCGTTCCTGCGCACGGATATTGGCCTGAAGGGCCTCATCTTCTCGGCGATTTCTGTTCGCCGCTTCGGTTTCAGCCAATACCAATATCCGCTCAGCTGCGCCCGGCACAATGCCTTCATATCCACGCAAGATATCCGGGTGGGGTAAGGGGCCTTGGTAGACTGCTTGAGCGAGAATGGACTGCTGTGGCTGAAACGCCGCACCTACGGCCTGAGCCGTGGAGGTAGTGGTGGGGTTACTTGGCTTGCTCAAGTTCTTCGCCATAAGCCTTTACGACAACATGGAAATCTGCACCGATATTTGCCCAATCATTGGCGAGTGCATTTTCAACAGTGGATTGAGTTGGCTGCACCATCGGGGGAATCTTGGCAGGCAATACATTGAAATGGCCAAGTGCCAGCATGGGGGCGCCAAGCCCCTTCATGAATCCATGTTCGAACGCCTGTTTGGGATTGACATCAAAATCAATTAGTAGCATGGCATTCTCCTCTTGGACGCAAACAAAAAAGCCCCAGCAATCCTTCATCGCGGGGGGCTTCCTGTTTGTGAAAGATCATCACGAAAAAATGCGCGTCGCGCCTTTTCCGGCACTATGAACAGCAGATTCTACTGACACGTTCCATGGTACGCAATGCGTACTTGCGCGGATGAGCAACTGCGCAGGATTGTGCAACGTGAGTATAGGTCGGACTTACAAAATGCAAGGCAAGTTCCGCAATGCTACGTGTACGCACAGAGCTTGGCAGCGTGAAAGCGTTCAGTGCCAGCACCCCACCCACCAAAACACCCACTCGCCCAGCACCAGCAGCGCCGTCACCAGCCGGCAGCCAGCCGGGTCCAGTGTCGCGGCGTCGCTAGCGTAGTAGAGTGGATCGTTGGCGGCGGTCACCTGGGGATCACTACCTCGGCATAGCACCGGCAATGCCCATGCTTGCAGTGGGTGCCGGCGCCAGGGTGGCCGCCGGCCGGTGCCTTGCTGAATAGAAACTTCTTGCCCTGGTTCTTGCTGCAGGCCGGGCAGACGTCAGAGTCGCCGCAGGTCTTCCAGATGTAGTGCTTCGATCCAAGGTTCTTCGCGTCGATGGACGCATTGCGGAAGGTCTCCTGCGAGTTCTTGGCAAGCGCTCTGTAGTAGTCCTTCTCGGAAAGGCCCTTCCGGCTCACGCGCGGAGAGAACGTCCTCTCATCATCCTCAGGTATTTCAATCCCGAAGGAAGCCGGCAGGCTCTTCTTCGCCTCCTTCTTCTTCCCGAACAGGAAGATCCGCAGCTTTCCGAACATGTTGCCCTCCTTGTGACGTTGTCATTCTACCCTTATGACATTTGGCATTCGATTCGCTAACTGTTGCACTTTTGCACAAATTCGGTGGGAAAGTTTAACAAATGATTTGCACAAAGTTTTGCATGCAGCTAAAGTTTGTTTCGCAGGGAGCAAAACAAGTCTCCCACCGGCACGCCGGAACGATCTTGAACAAACCGCAGTAGCAGACGGCACACCGCCCACCGTGACCACCTGGCAGCAACCAGGGGCGAAGAGGGCGGATAGCGCCGGCACATGAACGGATGCAACCAGCGGCGTCAGGCGGGGATAGAAACCTGCAGGGCGAGCGGGAAGCGGCAAGGCCGCAAGATGCAGATGAAGGGAGTGGAGTCGGGTGGTGTAGAAGGCCGCTTCTCACGAGGCGGCACATCAAAGAGCCGTGACAGGGCGTTTTGATGTTCAACGAAGGAGGGAAGGGTAATGAGCGGAATGAGCGGATTGACGGTAGGTTCGGACGGCCGAGTCAGGGTGAAGGGCGAGGTGGTGGCGAGCCAAGCCAAAAGGCTGGAGGAAGAAAGTAAAACGGTGATCCGGCAGGCGCTCGGCGAAATGGCCGTTTCTGGTGGATTTTCTCTGAAGGATCAGGCGGAAAACCTCATTGAAGCGTTCCGCCTGATTGATGCGGCTTAGCTGCTCTTAATTAAGCCGGAGACATGAGCTATCACGAGCTCGTCAGCAGTGTCGGCTTGAAGTCGCTCCGCAAGCTGCTTGATGAAATCCGCCAACATTGCGGCGTTTTCAACACTTGGGTCTATGGCTTTGGAACACAAGAGCAATGAAGGTGCAGCTTCAAGCACTTTGGCAGCAAGTGAAATGGATATGGCATCTGCAATTACCCTTTTCATTTCTTTCCTTTCGGGTTGATGGTGAGTGGCATCAACATCATACCCGAACGGCATACCGCATTGCCGATAGCGGCGCAACGATGGGCGAAAGATTCGTGGCGGCTGCCGGAAAGCCCGGCCTGATCAACCAAACCGTCCCAAGCCAGTCGCCTGCCGTGTTGGACCGCACTTCTCCTCGTAGTACTACCCCGTTTGCCCGGCCCCGCGCCGGGCTTCTTTTTGCCCAATCCCGGAGGTCAACATGATCGCCCACGCTAGCGCGGCGCCGGCCGCCGCACAGATTACCGTCCACACCTGCCAGCTGCAGGCGGCCAACTCCGCCAGCTACGCGACACGCCGGCTGTCGGGTTATCGCGTCGATTACCAGCAACCGCGCACCCGCCAGCGTGCTGGCCTGATCGTTCTGGCCCGCAGCATGGGCGAGGCGCTGGACCGTGTTGACGGCCTGATGCCCGGCTACGTCATGTCGGGATGGGGGAGGGCGCGGAAGTGAAAGCCTTCATCAAGAACACGCTGGGCGGCCTGCTGATGGTCGCCCTTTTCTTTTCTGCGCTGACGCTGGCGCAAATTGCGGAGCAACTGAAATGAGCCTGCAAAACCTTTCCTGCGCGGTATTGCGCAGTGCCGCCCAGCACATCCACGCCGACAGCGTGAACGAACTGGAATGTCTGGCCATCGAGCATGAGGCCGATCTGATGCTCTCCGACATCGAATGCAGCCGCGGCATGGGCGAGTCGTTCATGGACATGCTGCTGAGCGGCGCGCCGGCGGAGCTGATGGGCGAGCTGCATCTGTACCTGGGCCAGCAGCTGCTGCGCCGGGTGTTTGACAGGACGGACCTGGGCCCGCGCTACGACCAGTTGGCGCGCGCGGCGCGGGCGTTCGTGGATGCGTCGGCGGCGGCAACGCTGGATCGGCGGGTTTGCGATGACCGGGAGGCGGCGTGAGCACCACCACGCTGTCCAGCATCCTCTACGCGCGGCGCCGCATGGCCAACCAGATTGAGCTGTTCGGCTCGCTGCAGAAGTCAGACCCTAAGCTGACGCCGGAGCAGAAGCGCCGGCGCGATGAATCCGAAGAGCGGCGGCTGTTCCGCCAACTCTGTGGGAAAGACCCGGTAACCGACCAGGCCGCCTAGAGCGGCCTTTTTCACGCCCACAGGGCGAGGAGAAATCATGAGCACTGCTCTTACCGCGCTGACTGGCCAGTTGGCCCAGCGCTTGAACCTTGGCGGTGGCGAAGAGCTGCTGGACACCCTGAAGCAGACTGCATTCAAGGGGCAGGTCACCAATGCGCAGATGACGGCGCTGCTGATCGTGGCCAACCAGTACGGGCTGAATCCCTGGACCAAAGAAATCTACGCTTTCCCGGACAAGAACGGCGGCATCGTTCCGGTGGTGGGGGTGGATGGCTGGGCGAGGATCATCAACGAGCACCCGCAATTTGACGGCATGGATTTTGAGGTGGACGACAAGAGCTGCACCTGCGTCATCTACCGAAAGGATCGGACGCGGGCTGTGCGCATCACCGAGTACATGGACGAATGCAAGAAGTCCGGCAGCGGCCCCTGGCAGTCCCATCCGCGCCGGATGCTGCGTCACCGCGCCATGATCCAGTGCGCCAGGCTGGCTTTCGGGTTCGGTGGAATCAGCGATGAAGACGACGCCGACCGCATCCGCGAGAAGGACATCACCCCGCAGGTTCAGATGCTGCCGAAGGAACTGGAGCCATACCCCACGGAGAAGTTCGCCGAGATGCTGGAGCAGTGGAAGGGCCTGATCGAGGCCGGCCGCTGCACCGCCGACGACATCATCAGCAAGATCAAATCCCGCAACACGCTGAGCGATCAGCAGGAGTCAATCCTGCGCGCCTGCGAACCCGTTGGAGAAACCTATGAAAACGCTTGACCTGATTCAGGGCTCGCCCGAGTGGCTGGCAGCACGTGCAATCCGTTTCACCGCTAGTGAGGCCGCGGCAATGCTGGGCCTGAGCGACAAGGTGAAGCGCAGTGAGCTGCTGCACATGAAGGCCACCGGCTCCGAGCGCGAGTTCTCGGAATGGGTGCAGCGTAACCTGCTGGACAAGGGCCATGAGGTGGAGGCCCTGGCGCGTCCGATCGCCGAGGGCATCGTGGGCGAAGACTTGTATCCGGCGACTGGCGTCGAGGATGTGGAAGGGCTGCCGCTGCTGGCCAGCTTCGACGGCATCACCATGTTGGAGGATGAGTGCTGGGAAAACAAGATGTGGAATGCCGGCTTGGCGGCATATATCCAGGCCAATCAGGACGTGCCGAATACCCACTGGCCGCAGTTGGAGCAGCAGCTGCTTGTGAGTGGCGCCAGCCGGGTGCTGTTCACGGTCTCGGATGGTACGGAGGAGGGCACCGTGAAGCTGTGGTATCTGCCCAAGAAGGAGCGGCGCGCGCAGCTGGTCGGGGGGTGGAAGCAATTCGCCGTCGATCTGGCGAATTACAAGCCGGCTGAGCCGGCTCCGGAGCTGGTAGCCGCGCCGGTCATGGAATTGCCGGCACTGGTCGTCAACGTCGAAGGGCGCGTTGTATCGTCCAACCTGGCCGTCTTTCGCCAGAGCGCCAGCGCGTTCATTCAGAACATCAAGACGGAACTGCAGACTGACCAGGACTTCGTCGACGCCGACAAGATGGTGAAGTTTTGCGGCGACGCTGAGGCGCGGTTGGAGCTGGTGAAGTCCCAGGCGCTGGCGCAGACCTCCAGCATCGACGAGCTGTTCCGCACCATCGACCTGGTGAAGGAGGAAATGCGCGCCAAGCGGCTGGAGTTGGAGAAGCTGGTGAAAAGCCGGAAGGAGTCGATCCGCACGGACATCGTGCTGGCGGCCAGGCAGGCGCTGGCCCAGCACGTCGAAGCGCTCAATGGCAAGATCGGCAAGCCGCTTATGCCGGAGATCTGCGCTGACTTCGCCGGGGCCATCAAGGGCAAGAAGACGCTGGCCACCCTTCAGGATGCGGCCGACACCGAACTGGCCCGCGCCAAGGTCGAGGCCAATACGATCGCCGAGCAGTTGCAGGCCAACCTGAAGACCCTGAACGCCCTGGCGGCCGATCATCTGTTCCTGTTCGCCGATGAGGCGGTGATTGTGCGTAAGGCACCTGACGACCTGGCTATCCTCATCAAGTCGCGGATCGATGAACATCTGCGCGCCCAAGCCCAAGCCCAAGCCCAAGCCCAAGCCCAAGCCCAAGCCCAAGCCCAAGCCCAAGCCCAAGCTGATCAGGCTGATCAGCAGCAGCTGGTATTGGCCGCCGCTCCAGATGTCGTGGAGCAGCCGGCACCGGCAGAGGCATCGACCGCGGCGATTCGGCCGGCGGCAGGCAAGCCTCGTGGCAAGCCTACACTGCGGCTCGGTGTTATCAACGATCGCTTGGGTTTCACGGTCAATTCACAGCTGCTTGCCAATCTCGGTTTCACCGCCCAGCAGGAGGGCGCCGCCCGCCTGTACCACGAAGGCGACTTCGTCGGGATCTGCCACGCTATAGCGCGCCACGTCAGCACCATCGCCGCTGGCGTTGAAGAGAAGGCCGCTTGACCCATGGGCCGCGTCATCGCTACGCGGCCACGCTTTCTTTATTGGCGGCAGGGGTTGGGGTGTTTTTTGAAGAACCTTCTACGCTGATGATTTTAGATGCCTCGACCATAAATACTTTTGCCTCTCTGAGGCTTGAGGATTTGGTAAGCATGATTACGGCTGCAATGAGAGATAAAATAGCGCAAAAAAGCATGATCATCGCAATTACGTGATCTTTCTCAGCATTGAAAAACATCATCGAGACATAGAATAAACCGATAAGCGCCAAATAGGCTGAGAAATTTCTAACCTGAAACGTGCGACGCCGAAATGAAGTGCTTACGTGCTTTTTGTAAGTGAATCCTCCGGTCGCCGTTGAGTATTCGACATGCTCTCTTGCTTCAGAGAGTTTTCTGAACGCAATTGTGGGATTTGCTAATTGAAGGATATAGGTTATTTCTTCGTAAGAATAGCTCTTCCCCAAGAATATATTGAATGCTTCTTCAATTGCATACCTGCTTCTTCGTTTCAGCCCGAAAGCGGTAAACGAATTTATAAAATCAAGCCGCTCACTTCGATTGCCTTTTCGTAATCTAACATCCCGCGTGTTGTCGATCATTTTTAAAAGATAGGGCAGGCCAACTGCCAATATTGACAATATTGCCTTCATGTAGTTCTCGTTCATGGCCATCTCAAAGGTAAAAGCCAAAAACGTTACACGAAATTTGAAACAAACTCAATTGGCATTGAGATGGCTGCCCTGAATATAAAGGAGGTATTTCCTCATGATCTGGTTCAAACAACTGTCGTTCTACCGCCTGGCCGGCCTGGTCGATCAGGCTGCCCTTGCCGCCACCCTGGAGCGGCGCCCGTTCCAGCCCTGCATGGGGCTGGATTGGTTCAGCGAAGGCTGGGTGGCGCCGGCCGGCCACCTGGACGCGCCGGTCTACGCAGAGCGCGGCAACCTGCTGCTGGCGCTGCGCCGCGAAGACAAGGTGCTGCCAGCTTCCGTGATTCGCGACTATGTCGATGCCAAGGTGGCAGAAGTAGAGGCTCGAGAGCTGCGCAAGATCGGCCGCAAGGAAAAGCTGGCGCTGAAGGAACAGGTCACCGACGACCTGCTGCCGCGCGCCTTCGTCCGCAGCGGCCGCACTCTGGCCTACATCGACAACAACCGGCAGTGGTTGATGGTGGAGTCGGCCACCGCCAGCAAGGCCGAGGCGCTGGTCTCCAAGCTGCGCGAGGCGCTGCCGCCATTCCCCGCCGCGCTGCCGCGCACCAAGCTGGCGCCGCACGCCGCGATGACCGACTGGCTGGCTGCTGGCGAAGCGCCCGGCGGGTTTGAGCTTGATGCCGATGCGGTGCTGCGGGATAGCAGCGAGAACGGCGCACAGGTGCGGGTCAGCCGCATAGACCTGACCGCAGACGAGATCCTGCAGCACATCGCCACCGGCAAGCAGGTCACCATGCTGGGCCTGATCTGGGACGAGAAAATCCGCTTCCAGCTGACCGACTCGCTGCGGCTGAAGCGCATCCAGTTCCTGGACGTGCTGCAGGAGGAAGCAAGCCAGGCCGGTGACGACCGCGAAAGCCTGTTCGCCGCCACCTTCCTCTTGATGAGCGAAGAGCTAGGTGAACTGGTCAGCGCGCTGGTGGAGGCGCTGGGCGGGCTTGAGGAGAGTCAAGCAGCCGCGGCGGCCGTGACTGCTGAGCAGAGCCTGGAACCCTGGGCGTAAACAACATCACCAGGGCGCCGCACGCGCCCATCGAGGACCACCACCATGACCATCATCGCAATCGTTACCCGCGAGGCCGGCCACGACGCCGGCTACTACGAGCGCCTGCGCGAGGCCCACGCCAATCTGCGTGCGCGCAACAGCGCGCTGGAGTCGCTGGTTCGGGACAAAGACCGCGCTCTCGAATTCAACTACCAGCAGCGCCAGGGCCTGGAAATCGAGGTCCGCATGTTGCGCCAGCAGTTGGCCGAGCAGGGCCAGCAAATCATTGGCCTGCGCGCCGAGGCGGAGCAGGCCGAGCAGCTGCAGCAGCAACTGGAGGCGCGCGACCGTGAGGTCGAGGAGCTGCGCCATGCGCTGGCCGTCGCCCGCCTGTCGCCGGAGTCCCGCAACAACGTGATCCAACTGATCCGGGAGAGTGCGGCGTGAGCTACCAGACCTACGGCGAGGACTACCACGTCACGCCGCGGCCTGATCCCCTGCCGGCGGCCGCCGGTCAGGACGGCGAGCCGCGCTACCCCGACGACGGGGTGGAGAGCGACGGGGGCGAGCTGTAAGCCCAGCACCAACACACGAGGCCCGCGCGGGCCTCTTTCTTTTTGAGGATGGCATGAATGAGTTGGCACTTTTCGCGGGCGCTGGTGGAGGAATTCTTGGCGGCCACCTCCTCGGATGGAACACCGTTTGCGCCGTCGAATGGGAGCCCTACGCCGCGGCTGTACTTGCAGCCCGACAGAATGACGGCCTTCTCCCGCATTTCCCGATCTGGGATGACGTGCGCACCTTTGACGGACGGCCATGGCGCGGCCTTGTTAACGTGGTTTCTGGCGGATTCCCGTGCCAGGACATCAGCGCCGCCGGCGCCGGCGCAGGCATCGACGGCGCGCGCTCAGGCCTCTGGCGTGAAATGGCCCGAATCATCGGCGAGGTACGACCCAGCCACGTCCTCGTGGAGAACTCACCGCTGCTTGTGGGACGAGGCCTTGCCGTGGTCATCGGTGACCTTGCCGCGCTGGGGTATGACGCGCAGTGGGCTTGTCTTGCGGCATCCGACCTTGGAGCGCCCCATCAGCGGGACCGCATCTGGCTTGTGGCAAACGCCCGTTGCGGACGATGCAGTGAACCGCTCGGCCGGGAAGTGGAACAGCCGCGGCGAGCCGAAGCTGTCGGCCAAGGTGATGGTCTGGCCCACGCCGACCGCCCAGGACTCGCGGCAGGCCGGAGGAAAAGGGTGCATAGCCAGGGGCAAGAGGGGGCTGTCATTGCACCAAGCAACCCAGCTCTGGACAACTCCGGTCAGGCAGGACTATCGCTCCCCAGGTCGATCCCGCCTGGATCGAACCGGCGGCAAACAAGGGGAGAACCTGCCCCAATCTGTGGGTGGCCAGCTGAACCCCGACTGGGTCGAGTGGCTAATGGGGTGGCCCATAGGGTGGACCGACTTAAATCCCTTGGGAACGGCCAGGTTCCGCGAGTGGCTGCAGCAGCATTCACCATCCTGCACGACTTCTGAGGAGGACGCCGCATGACCTGCCCCTACGACCGCTGGCTGCCCGATCAGCCGGCACCAATGCCCGACCAGGGCGAGGAGTGAACCATGACCACCAAGCCCGCCACCATCACCGCCACCATGGATGGCGACGCAGCCTACCAATTGGCGCAGTTCTGCAAGCGCGTCAATTTCAGCACGTTCTACGAGCTGACCGAGGCGCATTTGTCCCGCGACGAACGTACCCGGCGCGCCTACCTCATGGTCGATGGACTGACGGCCATCATGACCGGGCTGAACGAAGCCGGCCACTCCCCGCGATAGGAGACCACCATGCAACACCTGCACGACATCCCCGACACCGGCGCGGCGATTGCCGCAGTCAACGAGGCCAACGCGGCCGGCGACCTCAACCTGGGCGAGCAGCCCACCAGCCACATCAACGGCGTCCACGTCTACGAAATGAACGACTGCGACTGGGTTGTTGCGCGCTCGGAGCAAGAGGCACAGGCCTACTACTGCGACCTGAATGGCGAAGACGATCCGCCGCGCGCATTGACTGCCGAGGAGCTGGATCGATTGGGCTTTTTCGTCGATGCCGAGCAGCCCGACGGCCACTCAATCACGTTCCGTGAGCGTCTGCAGCAACTGGTAGACAACAACGAGCAAATTCCCGACCTGTTCGCCACGACGGAGTATTGACCATGCAACCCCTGACCCAACTGGCGGACGCCGCGCGCGCCGTCATCGCAGCTTTCGACCGTGCCGGCGAGCTGACCGACGAACTGATCAGTGCGCTGGAGCTGGCACTGAATGGAGCCGAGCTGTCGCCGGCCACCGAGCAGAGCGGCGAGGCGGTGGCATGGATAGAGATTCACGGAAGTGGCGTGATATACGGTGTGTATATGAACGCGGCAGAGGATTTGCCGCTAAACGTTAGGCTCAATCTCTACACCCGCCCGCAGCCCGCGCCGGCGGTGCTGGATGGGTGGCAATCTGGCGTGGAGGCATGCGCCAAGATGCTGGAGAAGAAGGCTGAAGACTACGCAAGCGAGTTCGGCCATTCGGACATGGGCGCGTTGTCATTCGGCAGCGGGTTCCATGCAGATGTGAAGCGCGACCATCATTCCACACTGCTGGAACTGGCCGAAGAGCTGCGCGCCCTGCTCGCCGCCGCGCCGCAGCCGAAGAAAGGAACGAGCCATGAAGGATTTTGATAGATGGTTTATCGATTCCAATATGCAGCCAACTGAGGATGAAATCCAGGCTGTATTTGAATCGTGGTTACACCGGGTTTCTCCATCTGGAGATTGCGAGTCAGTACAGAATCAGTTCGAAAGCAGCAATGATTATTTGGAGTTATTTGAACGTGGAGACTTGATATGATCGGCCACGACACCGAAATGCGCGACTACATCGCCGCCGCCAACCCCGCCATGGTGCTGGCGCTGCTCGACCACATCGACACCCAGGCCGCCGAGTTGGAACGCGCCCACGAAGCACGCCGAGAGGCGCAACACCGCGAGCAGATGGCGAACGCGGCTCGCAACCGCGCCGGCATAGAGATTCGCCGTGAGTTGGGCGCGCGCATCGCCGAGCTGGGGCGGGACGCGGCGCGGTATCGCGCGCTGCGCCGTGGGCAGAAATGGAGCGTAGTCAACGGGATTGGCGACATGCTGATGGCAGAAGATCTGGACGCCGCCATCGACGCCGCGATGCAGCCCCTGACCTGCACCTGCCCGTCTGGCGACGGCTCGCTACGCTGGCCGTGCCCGCGGCATCCGCCGGAGACGGCATGACGACCGCCGCGCTACCGGCCCCACCGGTCTACCGCTACACCCGGCGCCGCGACGGCGCCGTCATCTACGTTGGCCCGGATCCGCCGACGCCCGAGCCCGGCACCAACTGCACCCGGATGGAGTGGGTGGTGGTGCCGGGCATGGAGTGGGGCGGCCAGTGGGCCGATCCTGAGATTGTGTTTTGAGGGCCGCCTGAGGGCGGCCTGATACTTTGGAGATAAGAATGGCTGATCGTTATTTGCGGATTGATGAAGTGGTGAATCGCACAGGACTGTCCCTGCCGACAATTTACCGGCGGATACGGCAAGGCGATTTCCCAAGGCAGGTAAAGCTGGGAGCAAGGGCAAGTGCTTGGCTGGAAAGCGAGGTCGACGCTTGGATCACAAAAAAAGCTCAGCCAGCCGCAGCCTGAGCTACAGCTGGCATTTCTTTCGCTTTGATAGAGTCGATATAGTCGGCCCACCATTGCATCATCTGGCGGCGCTCATCCATGTATTCTGCATGGTTGTACGCCGCCTTCACCGAATTCCTCTCGACGTGCGCTAGCTGGCGCTCGATCGCCAATGCCGTAAATCCATTCTCATGCAGCAGGGTGGAGGCCGTGGCTCTAAAGTCGTGGCCTGTCACCATCCCTGAACTGTATCCCATATGCTCCAGCGCGCGATTGATCGTCGTGGCGCTCATGCTCTCACTGGGTTTGCGCTGATTTGGAAACAGCAAATTGCCGCCGCCCGTTATCTGCTTCAACTCCATCAACAGCTCTACAGCCTGCCTGGATAGGGGGACGATGTGTGTTCGCGCCATCTTCATTCGTCCGGCAGGAATGCGCCATTCCGCGCGATCTAGGTCGAACTCCCCCCAGCTTGCCAACCGCAGTTCTCCGGTGCGTGTGAAACAGTACATCAGCAGTCTCATCGCGATTATCGTGGCGCGGTGTCCTCCGTACTTGTCCAGCTTTGCTTTCAGATCAGCCAGATCATCGAGTGTAAGCGCTCGGCTATGATTGACGGGCGGCCGGTGTAATGCGCCCTTGAGTGCATATGCAGGGTCAAAATCCGCACGCAGCGTGGCGACGCCGTAGCAGAATATCGCGGAGCACCATTGGCGGACTTGCAAGGCTAGGGTTTCGGCTCCGCGTCTCTCCATTTTTTGAAGCATCTCCAGCAGCATGGCCGCCGTTACTTCTCGTAGAGGGTATGAGCCAAAGGAAGGGAAGGCGTTATTGTGGAGTGCGTTCGATGCTTGGCTGAAAGTGTATGGCTTCCAACCGACCCGCTTCTTTTCGAGCCACTCAAGCGCTACGGCTTGAAACGTGTTGGCGTTTTCTGCGACTTGGGCGGAGCGCTCGGATTTCCGAACTTGGGAGGGGTGCTTGCCAGCCTTTACAAGGTCGCGCGCCCAATCACGTGAGGCTCGCGCCTCGGAAAGGCTGATGGCTGGGTATTCGCCGATCGCGTAGAGGTTCTCTCTTCGGATACCGTCTGCACCTGGTAGTTCATACCGGTAGCGCCAATGCTTGGCACCATTGGTTTTTACCTCTAGGTACAGGCCGCCGCCATCAGTCATTTTGATGGGCTTTGGGCCAGGCTTGGCGGTTCGGATCTTCACATCGGTCAGTGGCATGGTAAACCGGGTATGTCTGCGCTGTACCCGGTTTTATACCCGGTTTTTGCTGAGCTGTCATGATCCGGCATGATCCGTTGTGATCTGTGCTGCCTTGAGAATTCAGGGTGTTTGGAGGGGTGGTGATCGGTTGTGATCGGTTGTGATCTTTGAATGCTAATGATCTATCATCAACAGCATCGGGGTTAAATCCTTGATTGCGCTGGATTTTGTTGCCATTCCAGCTGTTCAGTGCCCCGGCGGCGCTCTGTCGGGCGCGGGGCGGATATGA